GACCTCTTCAAAATTGTACTTGCGAAGATGTGGAGCAACAATAAAATGAAGGGTGTCCACCGGGATTGATGAAAGAGCGAACGAAATAGATGGCTTACCGTAGATCATATTCAAAGGCTTTGGCAGTGAATAGTCTTCAAGGCGAGTTCCAGACCCGCCACAAAGTATAACAACTTTCATTGGTGTAATATGTGAACACGGCGTAAAATAGTTTACGATGCCAACTGCACAGTATACAATGGAGTTCTACATCCTAATTAACAAGTCTATCGATCAAACAATACTACCTCATTTTCTTCCTTCCAGATTGTTTTTATTGCTCTCTTTGTTTTCGGTTGGTTACTATCTATAAAATAGTAATGCCCCATAAAAATACAGTAAGATAAAAAATTATACGTGGGATATATCGTGTTAGGCGGTGCAATGATAAGTTTGTTATTCATCTTATTGATGAGCAGGCCAGAGATTGATTGATCGTGCCTATGTCCGGATTTAACTTCACGCTGCTCGTCCCAAAAATCGTGGGTTACTCCCTCTACTGGTCCTAGACTCGCACATTCGTCAATAAGATTGTAGTGTAGCCATTCTTCTACAAATTTGACAGATTTATCTGTCTTCTGTAAGACCATCATTCCACCTGCGTGTTGAAGACTATACTTGTATTCTTCTAGATTCATGCGTTTCATACATCGGTCTAGTGTATAAAATTCGTGCCGATGATAGTTTTCTTGTGGATCACCCATATACATACAAATTGCAGGCGTTAATATTCCACCGTTGTGGGTGCAAAGTTCTTTAATACTATCAAGGGTATAGCCTTCCTTAATTTTTGGTTGTGTGTCGATAAACTTCCACAATTCAGGAGACACGTCGTTGTAAATCAAAAAATCTCCATAATCTATCTTAGAAAGTCCTTCGAGTATTGCGTATGGTTTGTAACACCGTCCGTTCATATCTGGGGGTATTTGATCCAACATCCTCTTATTCTTCTGGTAAAACTCTGTCTTCTGAATATCGTCAAAGGTGATAAACAAGTAGTCTGTTATCCCAAATGATGGATTGTTGACTGAGAAAAATTCTAAAACTTTAGATTGTGTTTTTCCATAAACGCCCCCCTTTCTTCCAGACCTGTCATCTGAAACGGTTACAAATATTGTTTTCATGTATTATTCCTATAAATTAGATCAATACACTTCGTAAAAACGCACTGTATTGAACCCCGTTCCCGGGACTCGTTATTTATTTTTTAAGTTTATATCACCACCACACACCACCAAACAGTACCACCACCGTGTAACTGTTTAGTTGGAGTACGCGAGGCCACCCATGCCGGACATGACGCGGAGCACGTTGTAGTTGACGGCGTAGATGCGGACCTTCGCCGTACGCTGCTGCTGGACCGTGTTGACGGACAGCGTGAGGTTGAGCGTGGCCTTGTCGATACGCGAGAAGTTGCACGTGCCGCTGGGCTGGTGCTCCTCCGGCTTGAGGGCGAAGGAGTACACGTTGATGCCCACCGACGGCGTGCGGGTGTGGTGCTGCCACGGCTGCACCTTGTCGAAGTAGCGGCCCTCACGCTCGTCAAAGCGGTCCTGGCCGTTGAGCTGCACCTTGGCGACCTCCACGGGGTTCTTGCCCTCGCACTTGACGTTGGAGGCGAGGATGACCTTCGCGAGCAGGTAGTTGGTCGTGCCCTCGAAGAAGTTGTCCGCCTGGATCGTGCCATCCGAGCCGTAGATCTGCGAGCCCGTCGACAGACCCGCACCCGACGCAGCACCGACACCCGGCAGGTAGGGGGCCGTCTGGCCGCCGAATGCACCGGAAGGAGCACCCGCACCCGACGAGAGACTCCACGTGGGGACAGGCCCATCAGCGGTGCCGTTCGTGGCCAGGGCACCGCGGCCCAGGACCGCCGTCACGATGCCCTCCGTCGACCAGTCATCGGAGTAGTTGAAGGGCTGCTGGCCCAGGGCCTCCTGAATCCACGGCGTCGGGGGGGCGTTGCAGTCAACGAACGAGTCACGCTGGACAATCCACACCAGCTCCTTGACGGGGTGGTTGAAGTTCATCTGGATCTTGTTCGAGGAGGCCGTGACCGTCTCGTCGCCCGTGAACTGGAGCTGGTCAATCAGGTACTCGTGCGACTGCTGGGCAAACCGGCGACGCTCCTCCGTATCGAGGTAGACGTAGTCAATGTACAGCGACGCGGCAACCAGCTGGAGCTGGGACACGGCCGTGACACCGTTGCCCAGGTTGATCGTGGACGGGTACGTCGGCAGGGTGCCGTAGGCGTCCTCCTGGGCGACATCAGCGTAGCAGCAGTTGTAGTTCTGCTCGAACTCGACATTGATGCGGACCTCGTGGTACTGGAGGGCGATCAGCGGGATGGCCAGGCCGGGGTTGCGGCAGTACCAGAACTGCAGGGGGATGTACAGCGTCTTCAGCGGCGTGCCGGCACGGGACAAGCACGAGTTGGTGGCCTCCGAGGCGGCACACGTGGCGTCCAGGGCGACACCAGCGGCGTCCTTCAGCAGCACGAGGTCGGCCGAGTTGCCCACCATGTCGTCGAACGACACCTGGGTGCCCAGGGGCTGGGTCAGCTGCGTCCAGATCTGCATCCAGTCGCCGTACTGGCGGTCAATGCGGGAGCCGCCGATCTCGATCTCGACCTGCTTGATCAGGCGGTGGCCGACGTAGTTCAGCCAGCGGAAGCGAGTGTTGGGCACCAGCAGGTAGATCTGGGGCAGCGTCACCTGGATGTACGTGCGGTACATCAGATCGGCGTTACGGCTGATGACAGCCGTGACACGGCGGCCGAAGTCGGCCTGGCCGTTGAACGTCACCTCAATCGCCTCCATGGCGAAGTTGGTGTGACGCTTGTACAGCACCTTCCAGAACGTAATCTGGGGGTTGCCGGAGATATAGATGTCCTGGGCACCGTACGAGACGAGCTGCATAAGTCCACCTCCCATTGTTGTTTATGCTCCTTACTGACATTATTTTTTTCTCACGGACAGCGGCACGGCGGGTTTCCCTCCACCGTGTGCGTTGGGGTATAAGATATTTTTTTCTCTTCTATTACGGAAAATGGTAGACGTGTTCCTGTTTCCGACGTCGAATGTTCTGATAAATACGTTCCTTCGATCGATCATTGTCATCCTCGTTATGAGCATGGGGTTTCAGACATCGTGGTACGAAGCCTACTGGGGTGCAGTCATTCACGATGCCATATCTCTTTTCATTGTGCGGTCGTACATCGGGTAGGAATAATCCGCGTTCAGTATAATTAATGAGTGGTGCAACCATAGAATACTCATCGAACATTGCATCCAGTTTAAACGGAGATCAGATTTCAGCGATGTGTATCGCTCCTTCCTTATTCGGCCTTAGGTCGTACTGGAACAATTTCTTTTTCGGGACATCGAACGGAAACCTCTACAACTTCAACGAAGGCACGAACACTATTCGTCAAGTTAGTATTTCAGGGTATACTGGAACACTGAACGGACCAATAACCGCATTAACAACCGACCCTGCTGGAAAGTACCTGTTTCTCGGATCTCCGTCCGATGGAAAACTCCTACGCCTCGGGCTTTCACAGTTCAATCGTACCGGGGCGATGAGCGTAGACAGCAACATCTACGTTCATGGCACAAACACAGGGGGAATCGTAGTAAACTCACAGAATACAGTGTACTTTATAACTGCCAACGGTAATGCTATTTCGACGGTCAACAATTACGGTCTTGGTCTTGTCAATCTCGTGTATCAACAGGCTGTTGGATCGAACTCACTGTTTGCAAGTGTGGCTTTGACCCAAGATGAGACACGCCTGTTTACGGTGGATTACTATACTGGAAACCTTTACTACTACGATTTCATATCTGGCCAAACCACGTTGCAGGAACGCACTGTCGCATCTGTAGATAGTCGTATTCAAGGTCTGGCACTTCTGTCGTCCAACGATATCCTGTTCACGAAAACGCGATCAACTGTTCCGGGAGTGTACCTCTATGATATTGAAATGGCTACAAGTGTACTTGTTGCCGGAGGAGGAAGTAATACGTTAGGAACTTCAGCAAGGGGGTATCAATTCATAAACCCGAACCAGATCGTACTTGATCCCAACGGAAACTTATACGTTACCAGCCTCGACCCTTTCAGCAATCAATTATTTACCAAAATTGAGTTCCAGCCCTTTGTGCGGTCTACAATTGCTGCCCAGGTACCTCAACAGAAATTCGCAAACTGCGGACTTCCCCTGCCTGGATTCTGCAAGAAGGCCGTCATCCCGTTTAATCCGAGAGAATACTGGGGCTTTGCTCCCGCTCAGAGAATTCCCACCAAACGTGCATCACCTGCCGACGTTCGCTTATCATGTATCAACGTCGCAACTATTCTGTGTCCTACTATTCCTCCAAGCCGTGTATTTCCTGGTGGCAGCAATCCTCCTCCTCCTCCTGTAGACCCTGTCTACCCAGTAGAAACCGCAACGGCACAGTACACTCAGGGGTTCGTAAGTACCGGGACGATGACCTCCCTGCGGCCTCCATCCACAATTTCAGTTGTAACTGTACCCGACGCACAGAACACGCGTGTCATTACCCCGCTCGTATTTGGACCCCAGGGGTACATTTACTCGATGACTCGTTCTGGGGTTTTGACGGTGCTCACAACGTCTGGTCAAACAGTTGCTCCTTCTGTGCAATTTACGTTCAGTCAGCCGTCAGCCGTATCAACTCCCGTGGTCGTATCTGCAACCGGTCTTGCAGCCTTCGTAACGGATCCTGGCCTGTTGATTGTCATAAATCAGAACGGGACCCTTGTATTTAATTACGCTCTCAACCAACAGATTGCTGGTGCACCCGTCTTCATAGATACACAGTCTCTTCTTGTTTTGGCATACGGTAACTCGATTACGGCCTGGAACATAGCAGGCTGGAGTGAAGTATGGACATCGGGTCTCGCCAACGATCAATTCAAGAGTTCGTTAACAACTGATGGCATATCTGTTTTTGCTGGAACTGTCGGAGGAAACGTCGTATCGTACAGCGTGAATAACGGCTCGTTTTATTGGTCTTATTCTACCGGAAGCACACTTCCAATTCAACAACCTCCGTTCATCAGTGGAAATTTACTGGTAACGTTCAAGACATCAAATATTTACGTTATAGACAAGACCACAACGAGAGGAGGAGGAGCCAATGATACTATTATCACACTTTCGGGGATAGGAACTGTCCAGTCAACACCCCTGTTATTTACTGACCAAGTAGGTACGACATGGGTGTATTTCACAACGACATCGAATCGGCTACACGCAGCTGGAGGATTTCTAGGAGTCGCGAACCCGTACATTGATTCGAGCGGGGGCAATGTAAGCCAGTACTGGCGTTCGAGCGAATCGAATATTTTGCCAGGAACGACTCCCGTCATAGATGGAACCAATGCGTTGTATTTGTGTGGAAGCCCAGGGTTTGTGTACAAGTACATACAGCCTACGACGTATCCTAGCACTGTCATCGCCAGCAATACTACCAACGGCACAGTGTACAATAACGTAAGTGGAGATATATTTACATCTCCTATTCTGAGCAGCCAGAACCAGTTGTCGTTCACCTCGTATGATGCATCATACAGGAACTACATCTACACAATATCTTCTGCCTAATGAATAATGTCATCTTCAGGCCAAACTGCGGTTGCCGCTCTCATCGATATGGCCAAATCCAAGGGTATTGAAATCCCGTCTGGGAACCGCCCAGAATGGCTGGTGACTCTGCTGCACAAGTACGGTTCAGCGGCAAAGGCGGGAGTCCCGGCGTCCGCGGATGAGCTTCTAGCTACACTTGCGGGAGTTTACAGTGCGGGGTGTGACCCCGATCTAGCGGATGTCATGTCCGAGGCGATTGTCGGGTTGGGTGTCCCCGAGCCAGGTGCGTTGGGCGGCCGCAGGCGGCGTGGTCGGAAGGTTGGCGGTGGCTTCCGTGAATTAGGAGGTGCGATCGCGAAGTTCTTTACGACACAGTGCCGTCGCGGAGCCACCACAGTTGACAAGATCACCACCGATATGGCAGAGGCCATTGAGGCAAAGAGTGCGGAGGCAGAGGCCAAGCCGGTGGATATTGTAGGGGCTCTCAAGTGGGCGTCAGCTGCAGGGGCAGTGGTGGTAGGAGTCAACGAGGGTCTGCGAACGGCCGTGGTCAACGGCCTCATCAACGTTTCCGCTGCCATGCCTACCTTTGGAACGTTGTTGACCAATACCCTGTCTGCTCTTGAGTTCTCTGCTCAGGTTGCGGCTGGAAGCGGAGTGATTGCGGGACAGACAGGTGTGGCTCTGTTCTGCGTCTACATCGTCTACATCCTGCGTGAGAAGCTCATTCAGGGTGGAAAAAGCCTCCTGTCGCTGGACGGCAAGACGATCTGGGAGGCGATCAAGCCCCTGGTTACGGACTCCAAGTTCAAGGAGTTGATGGCGGATCAGGAAAAGGAGCGTCAGGCCATTGCTATCCTGGACGCCGAGTTGGATTCCATGAAGCGTGAACTGAAGCCGGAAGTCCGTGCGGCCTTCTCTATCCCCCCGACTCGTCGCCGCCGGGCATCCCTGGCAGCTCTTCGTTCTGCTCCTCCGCTGCCCACATCCGACGCAACTCTTGGTGATGCCGTCAATGGCCTTGTTGCCATGGTGACCGGACCGCCAAAACCTGGCGGCCGCCGTCGTCGGCACACCAAGACCAAAAAGGCGGCGGGACGTCGTCGTCGGCATCGCCAGACTAAGCGGGCGAAATCATTTTAGGTGAGATGTGCATCGCCTCCAATTCCTGTAGCCACAGCTTGACAGCGTAAGGAATGGTCTTGTCCTCCAGACCGGACTTTGCACCACACGACCTACACTCATAGAGACGATCCTTCTCATTGATTGTAGCGAGAGAACCACACCCAGTACACACACCGGCATTGAACGGATCGCTGACATCCATCAGACGCTCCTTTGTGAATACAGCGGCACCGTGCGAGATGAAACAGTCACGCTCCATCTCACCGACACGCAGACCACCATCACGAGCCCGACCTTCGCATGGCTGGCGGGTCAGAGACACGATAGGACCACGGCCACGAGAATGGGCCTTGTCGATGACCATGTGCTTCAGCCGCTGGTAGTGTGTGGTTCCCATGAAGATCTCCACCTCCATCATTTCGCCAGTCTGACCGTTGTACATGATCTCGTTGCCGTACGGATGCATCCCAAGATTCCGCATGTGAACCTTGAGATCCTCCATTCCGAGATGAGAGTACGGCGTGCCATCGCCCAGATTGCCTGTGCGGACCCCGATCCGGCTGTACATCGTCTCGAGGAGCTGGGCGAT